GTAACAGTCACGGCCCCAACAATAAGCGTCCCTCCGTATGCGCCTAATATGCAACTAGGGGATGCTTTCAAAACTGACTACAACACGATATGGGCGGATATAGAAACGTGGGTGCGTGGTTTGATGACCGACTGGATGAATACGTATTTCCCGGTATTCGATAGGTCATTGGGCGTGATAGAAGATGCATGGCTAAAGAACGTTCTAGAGAATGGGTATTCTGGCATACCTATTGTATTAGAAAATGCAATTTGGGAGAGAGCTAGAAGCAAAGATATGCTGGAAGCGGTACGCCTGGAAGACGAGGCCATGTCGCAGTTCGCATCGCGTGGTTTTTCTTTGCCTCCTGGTGTATTAGCGGGCAGAGTAATCCAGATTCAGATCGATGCTTCTAATAAGTCGTCTACGATAGCCAGGGATTTGGCTATTAAACAGATCGAGAATGCGGTAGAAATGACCAAAATGGCGGTCATTGAGATTACCAAATTACGCCTTGGAATTGCCCAGGCATTGGGTGATTTCATGCGAGCGTGGTTGACGGTGCCGCAGGCTGCGGCTGATATTGCAAAAGCTAAATCCCAGATGCAACAATTTTTGTGGCAGTCCACCGCTGATTATATCAACGCTCAAGTAGCAGTGGCTAATTTGAGCTTGGAAGCTCAACGCGTAAATGCTTCTACTAATGTAGAATTGCAACGGTTGTCCGTTCAGGCGTTTAATGAATCTCTTGGTAGAAAAGTAAATGCCGCCATTGAAGCCGCCAGAGTGATGGGTGCGTCTGCTTCTGCCGCGCTTGGGGCGCAAAATACGCTGGTCGGTGCAGTTACGAGTATTACCAAGAATAACTGAATAACGGGGGCGTGAATCATGGCATACACACAAAGCCAATGGGATATAGTCAAACATAGCAAGTATCCGAATACTGACAATCCGACGGTCGCCATCGAAAATCTTCGTAGAGAAGACCCGGCAGAACTTCAACGCCTCGCGCGAGAGTACGGCGGTCCTTCCAGAGCAGTAGAAACGAAACCCATTGAGGAAAGAAAACCCCAATGGTTGCCCGAGTTAATGCAAAGATACTATTCGCATTGGGATTACGCCCCACTCCGGCAGCAAGCAATTCAGCCAGTTACCTCTACAAGCCCGACGACTGAAAATAATTCCAATGTTATTAGTCGAGAGGTTCTGGACCGCGCTCGTAATAAAGATTACAACGCTCTGAACGAAGCGTATGGTAATGCGCTGAAATCTGGCTCTGCTTATGATTTCGCGCGGCAAGAAGCACCGCAATGGGCTCGGGCTGATATAGTCAACTCGGCATGGTTCTCTCCGTCAGAGACTTCGGCAATAAACAGGTACAGCCAGAATAAACCCCATTATTTTGACAACAGCAACGTACCGAAGGATGCGAATGTTTCAGTCATAGGCGGGTACAACCCGGTAGCGCAGTTGGCTTCTTTGCGGGCTATCGACCCGGAGAAGTATGGTGGCGACGTAGCGCAGCCCCCAAAATACATTGATTTGGATACAGGTTCAATGTCGATTGGCGAGCTTGCGGCTGCTGCGTATAAAAACTCCCTTATGAGAGATGCTTATAACAAGCAGAAAGACAAGGAATCTGCCATAAAGATCGCCCAGATACAAAAGGCCCCAACCGAGGAAGATGTCTATAAACGCGCGCTTAACGAAGCATTGACCGATAAGACACGCGAAGAAATCAATCAGATGCGCCTCAAATCATTGGACGCAGCTGAACGCGCGCATCTCAACAAAATCATTACCGATACTTCTGGCAAATATACGGAAGAACAGGTAAAAATGGCCAAGGACCGGCTGAAGTATCTGGAAACAAAGAGCTTGGAAGAGAAAAAACAGTTGGCTTACGCACAAGCTCTCGCCAGGTATGCCGCCGAAACTGGTGATTTTTCCAACATCCCCGTGGAAGGATACGCCATTGGTGGTGAAGTTAAGCAGTATGGCCAGCCACCGCAACTCAATCCGCTGATGGCTGAGTATGGTCAGTATTTGCAAGCGGCATTCAATGCCAAAGTACCGCCAGTGCCGTTTTCCCAATATGTTACGTTGGTGTCATCCGTCAGGGATAAGATGCAGCAAATTCCGTTTGGATATGCAAAAGGCGGTGAAATAGATGTCTCAGGCAGGCAAGTAATCGGCCCCGGCACAGAAACATCTGACTCTATACCGGCGGTCATCGATGGTAAGCGCGTTGCTGCATTGTCTACTGGCGAATATGTAATACCGGCGCACGTAGTAAGAGCAAAAGGCACGGAATTTTTTGATAAGCTGATTTCTCAATATTCCGATACCAAGGATTGATGCAATGGACGAATACAAGTTCGACCCGGATGAGTACGAAAAAGCTCTGTTTGGCGGAAAACTGCCTTTATATGAACCGCCTCAGATTCCTCAGACGCAGCAACCAGACAACCGCAATACGACTACGCTACAGGACTTCGGCACCGATCTGAAACGCGGTTTGGAAGAAGTGCCGGGGGCTGTAACTGGGGCTTTGGACATACTCCCAGCGTTGGTGGCCAATGCTAGACCGTTTTCTAAAGCCGCTGATTATCTTGGCGAGGTAACCGGTTTTCAGCCTGGGAAGTGGGCTGATGAAGCCGTGAATGAGTATTCGCCGGAACGTGTAAAAGCAAGACAAGCGATTCAGGCGGCGTGGGATGACCCTAATAAAACCAAATGGGATGTCATGGCCGAATATATACGGCATCCGTCTGCTTCAATTGGAACTGTCATAGAATCCGCACCCAGCATGATCGGAGCGGCTGGCGTGGCCAGAAAAATCATATCTAAAGCAGTCCCCAGGCTTGCTGAGGGCGCTAGTAAAGAAGCTGTTGCTGCGAGGGCTGATGAGGTCAGAAAAATAGCACCACTGGCTACCGGAGTTGGTGAAGGTGCTGTGACTGCTGGCCAGACAATGGATAATTATACCGGGGAAGATAACAGAAAAGCGGCTCTCTCTGCTCTCGGTGCTGGAACCATTACTGGTGCTATAGGGGTTGGTGCTGGTAAGCTGGCCAATAAATATGGTTTGGGGGATATTGATATAGCTCTGTCTGGCGGCGGCGTTGGCGCAGTGGGCAAAGGCGCGCTCCGTAGGATTGGGGGTGGTATTGCTACGGAAAGCGGCGAAGAGTTTTTGCAATCGGGGCAAGAGCAAGCGTGGCAAAATTACGCCAATAACGCCCCGCTCACTAACGGTGTGGTGCAAGCCGCAGTAGAGGGGGCTATTGCTGGCGGTATCATGGGGGGCGGCGTCAATCTAATTCCGGGCAAGAAAGACTTGCTGCGTCGTGACATTACTCCTCAAAAGATTACACCGTCGGAGATCGTTGCGTTCCCGGACAAATCTTTGATGCCGACAAAACAATTGGCATTACCAGGTGAAGAATTTAGGCGGATTGCAGAGTTGGCCCACCAGCAAGACGAGGAATCTAACACTGATTCTACATTTGTCGATAAAAACCTATATGGTGTACTGAGAAAGCGTGGAGTGCCACACGAGGATGCACTCGCCATAGCATCTCCTTACTCCGCCAGCAAGGATACAGGTGGTCAATTGGGGTTATTCAGCATACCGCCAACAGAAATCGTTGCTACTCCGGTCAAACCTGTGAAGAAGCTATCTCCGAGGGCGGAACTTAGGAACGCAGTCGATTCATATAAAGCAAGAGGGTTGATTAGCGACGAGGCGCATACGGACATCATCAATGATCTGGATACTGGGGCCAAAACTCCAGAAGTAAAGAAACGCGTGCTCTTGGCTCTGAAAGATACATACGACAATCTCAAAAAAGTCGCCAAGCAGCGCGCCAAGAACGAGCGTATCAAGAAAGCTGGTGAGATTTCTGGGGTGAAAACAAATTTCGGCAAATTTGCGGAGACCGAAAGACGTTTGGCCGTCGAAAAAGAACTGAGGAAAAGGATTCAAGAAGACCTGACCGCAGACAAAGAAGCGGAATTAAAATGGATAAATGACGTGGTAGAAGGTGCGAGAGCACAGAAAATCGCACGCCATCGTATACATCTGCTTACCGGCATACTAAGCGATCCAAATGTAGAAAACAAGAGCGGTAAGTTCCTACGGGTATTGAAGAAAAAATACCCTATGTACGAACAGTCTTTGACAGACAGCGAGAAGAATCTGATCGCTCGCTACGAGGATTTGATGGCGGCTTTTGGGCAGCCGGGGTTACAAATGAACCTATTTGGTGGCGCTGATACACCTATTGATTACACGAGTACTGAAACTGAACAACAGCCGGAAACCAATCAGGAAACACAGGAGAGTGGGCAACTAAAACTGTTCGATAAGAATGGGAAGCCGACACGGTCGGCGATGGCCCGCAAACTGGGGAAAAAGTTGGAAGCTAGGAGTGGTAAGTCAGAAGAGGCAAAAGGAAAGAAAGCCACAGGAGGAGAGCCCGCTAAGGCGAAAAATTTGGTGCCTGCCGAGAAAAAGCCTGAGACTACAATTCCAGCCAAAAAAACAGTTGAACTTACTCAAGAAGAAGAGGACAAACTCGACGCATTCTTGAGAGGAAAGTATTCAAAACTCGCTGAAAA